AGAGGGGCCCAACCGAATGGGCCTGCGTTTGACGAAGCGCAGGAGTCGAAGGGGCGCGCACGGCGCCAACAAAAACCGGTGGGACCAAACGGACTCCAGCGCCCATCGAGATGAACAGCACGCCGATATGAGTCCTTCCGTGTGCTGTGTCCGCGACCGTGCGCTACCCTTCTCCCTGTTCACAGTGGAAGGTCGATGTCGGAGAAACGCAAATCAAGCCTTCGGCGTCGTCTGATTGCGCAAGCCAGGGTGTCTGGCGTGAACAAGCCTAAGCGCACGCCTGACCACCCGACGAAGTCGCACGTCGTGGTTGCTCAGGAGGGAGATCAGGTCAAGCTCATTCGTTTCGGTGAGCAGGGAGCGAAGACCAACCAGTCTGCCAAGCAGCGCAAGGCGTTCAAAGACCGTCATCGCAAGAACATCAAGCGAGGCAAGATGTCCGCAGCCTGGTGGGCCAACAAGGTGAAGTGGAAGGGCTGACTACTGGCGACACGCCTCCAGAAGCTGCGAAACCCGCACCGGTTTCCCCGGCTGTGCAAGATTGTGACCGAAGACGAGCGTCTTGTTTCGCTGGTCCCGACGCCTGTTCAAGACCTGCTCGCCCAGCGAGCCATCGAGCACCGGCACAACATCGTAGTCAAGTACCGGCAGGCGAAGGTCACGACCTGGTGTGTGATGTGGATGCTGGGTCAGATCCTGTACAACAAGGGTCTGAAGGGCTTGTTGATTGCCAACGCCGAGAAGACGGTCGACGAAGCCATGGGCCGCATGCACGACGCCTACGATTGGCTGCCGAAAGCGGTCAAGGTGCCGTTCATCCGCCGCAACATGCACATGCTCCAGGTAATGCACAAGGGTCGTGTGGTCGGCATCACGTCGGGACGAGGCAAAGAGACGAAGCCTGCAATGGGCACCAGCCCTGACCGCTACGTCTTCACCGAGTTTGGCGAATGGGAGAACGCGGACGCAGCGATGGGCCACATCATGCCCAGTTTCCGCAAGAGGCCGAACGCTCGAGGCTGGAACGAGGGCACGCCTGGGGAGCACATGTGCCGACAGCACCGCATGTGGCTGGCTGCGATGGAGGGCAAGGGCATGTACCACCCGACCTTCCTGCGCTGGTGGGAAGACGACACCTGCGTGCTGCCACCTGATCAAGCCAAACGCTTCGATGGCTGGAAGCCGGGCAACGATGACATTGCCTACGTCGAGACTGTGCTGGCGACCAACAAGGCAAACGAGCGCTTGGGGGTGGGTGACGCGACCGAGCCGTCTTTAGAGCACCTAAAGTTCCGCCGAGACATCCTCGAGAGCGAGTTCAGCGGCAAAGAGTGGCTGTTTACCAACAAGTATCCGCCGAACCCGCACGCCGGTTTTGTGTCGTCGCTGACGCCCAAGCTGCCGAAAGACGCCATCGAGCGCCAGCTCACAGAAGCTGTGCGTGACCCGCCTTACGACTTTGAGGCGCGGTGCTCCGTGCTTGAGTACCCCGAATGGGGTCGCCAGTACGTCGCCTTCGCTGACCCGAACAGCTACGGTCGCGCAGGTGACCCGTCGGGGATCTTGGTCTTCGATGCGCACACGTTCACCGAGGTCGCCTCGTTCCAGGCTCGAGAAGACCCCGCTCGTTTCGCTGACCGCTGCATCAACGTTGCGCGCTTCTTCAACGATGCGCTGCTGGTCGTCGAGAGCAACCAGGCCGCCTGCATCGCCACAGTCGTGGCCTACGGCTACTCAAACATCTGGCGTCACAGCGATGACCACCCCGGCTTCTACACGACGGCGCTGCGGAAGAAGCAGGCTGAGGGCTACCTCATCAAGGGGCTGCTCGAGGACTTGTTCACCGTCCGAACGATGTCGACGTTGCACCAGGCGTTAACCTGGGACGGGCGCTGGAAGCGCCGCAGGCAGTCTGACGATGACAGCCAGCACCACTACGAGCGCCTCATTTGCCTGTTCATGGCAGCTTGGGTGTTCCATCACCGGACATGGGCACCACCAAAGGAAGCGCCCAGTCCGAAGATCGGGTTGTCGGTCGCTGACATCGACAGACTCGTCAAAAGCCCACGACGGCGCCGCTGAGTGTTACTTTGCGAATCGTGGCTTCCAACATCGAAAAGCGAACCGACTGGCTACGCCTCATTGAGGCGCACATCAAGACCTACGAGAAGGAGGAGAAGCCGGTCTTCGACCGCGCTCTGAAAGCGTATCAAGGGCGCTTTCACGACGTTCATCCTGCTCTGGAAAGCCAGATGGGCGAGGGTGGTCGCTACTGCTCATTCAACCTGGTGTTCGCCACCGTGGACTCAGGCATCGCAGCGCTGCTGCCGCCCAACCCGCAGGCCAGTGCAGCTCTGCTGGGCACGGGAGACATCTCTCGCCAGCAGTTGGATGATGTCAACGACGTCGTCAACTACCGGCTCGCCAAGAGCAAGGCCCGGCGCGAACAGAAGATGTCATTGGTCGAGAGCTACCTGTACGGTCGGTTCAACGTCAAGACGCTCATGCAGGGCGGCAAGCCAGTGGCTCGCTGCGAGAGCCCACGCCGGGTGTTCTACGACCTGACGGCGAGGCGCGTCGAGGACCGGGCCTACGTCATCCACGCCACCTCCGTGCCGAAGTCGAAGGCGTGGCGTCGCATGTACCCGCGCAAGGGTCAGCAGCGCCTGTACAAGCAGGTGGGCAAGGAGCACTTCAACAGCACGCTCGTTGACACGCTGCCTGACTGGATGCGCAAGCCGGGCGACCGGCGCGTCAAGGACGTGCTCGATCATGAGCTGCTGCAGTGCGTCACCATCTACGAGGTCTACGACTACCTCGAGGAACGTGTGCTGCACCTGGGCTGCGACGGCACGCTGCTGATGGACGAGGAGATGTCCTACGACCCCTGGGACATCGGCAACCTGCACTGGGACGGTGAAGGTATCGGGGGCTTGTCGGTCATCCAGTTGATGCTGGGCCTGCAAGACCTGGTCAACGAAATCCTGACGACGTGGCTGCGGCACGCTGACAGCCGTGAGGCGTTGTTCTTTTACGACGCCGAAGCCTTCGACGCCGAGGAGTTGGCGTCCGCGCTTAACAGCGAGACACGCTCCCCGAATGGCTTTGAGGGGCTGTCGCTCAAGAAGCCGGGCAACATGTCGGACTTCTTCTGGAAGGTGCCAGAGGCGCCGTTTGACAGCGACCACCTCGAGTTGCTGGATCGCCTGGAGAAGATCATCAGCGTCCTGACGTCGATGAACGATGCCGTCCGCGGCCAAGTCGCCAACGTCCGCACCGCGCGCGAACTGGCGATGATCGACAGCTACCTCCGCACGCAGCTGGCGCAGATGCAGCAGGAGTTGTTCGACGTGTGGTCGTCGGTGTCGCAGAAGCTGCTGATGCTGGAGGCCAAGTACGTTCCCGAAACCGTGCTGCCCGGCAAGGTTGTCGTGGTGCCGAAGGACTTGTCGGTCGAGTTGACCATGGAAGCCTACAGCCCGGCACGATCCAACCCAGCGGTTCGCGCGGAGAACGTCCTGGCTGCGCTGGCAGACCTGCGGTCGCCTGACAGCGGGTTCGACCAGCGGGACGTCAGCGTCGAGGTCGTGGATGCGCTGAACCTCAACCCCGACTTGAAGAAGACCATCGCGATTCCGTCTGCCGAGCCGCCAATGGCGCCGCCTGGTTTTGTCGAAGGTCCGATGCCCGGCATACCGATGCCGCCTGGACCTGCGGCTCCGGTGCCCGGCGACCCGGCAATGGGAGCTGAGGTGCCGCCGGTCGAGGGTGTGCCCGCACTGGCAATGGATCCCACGCTGAACCCAGCGGGGTAGGAGGACTGCATGGAACGACGGCTGCCATCCGCAGCGGTGCTTCAGCAACTGAGCGACGGTTGCAAGGCGCACGGCTGGCACTTCAGGTGCGGAGCGTTTGAAGGCTTTGACGCCGAAATCTGGGTCGAGTTGAACCACCCAGACCATCCGACGCGCTTTGGCACGTTGCGCCCCGACAGTGGACGCATGACGATTGCAACGCAACTGGGCGGTCCAATCCGTTGCTTGCAAGCTGACCTCCACGAAACCACGCGCAGCGAGCGCCTGGATGAGTTGGTGACGGCAATGCTTGAGGACGACGCCTGATGCCTGCCATTCACGACTACAAGTGCCGCGAGTGTGGTCACGTCGTGTCCAATCACATCGGCACGCTCGTCGACTGCTCAGAGTGCGGCGCCGCAGCCATGGAGACGTTCTACGGAAACTGGACGTCCATTGGCTTGTCGGGCCCGGAGTTTGTCCCGCTTCGTCTGGATGACGACACCGTTCTGACCACCAAGGCAGAGCGTGATGCGCACATCCGCGCCATCGAACAGAACACCGGCACCAAGTGCGTGGGCATCGTTGATGGTGGCACCAAGAAGCAAAAGAAGGCTCGCAAGGAAGAGCGGAAGCATCGCGGCGTCGTGAATCGACGCAAGGCTGGCTACTGCGAGAAGGACCACAGCGAGCGCCGAGCCGAGATTAAACGCCGAAAGCAGGAGGCCGCAAATGCCTGAAGGTATTGGGTACGACAACGACAACAGCAAGATGCCGCCCAGCGAGGGCATCGCCCTCATCATGGCTGGAAAGCAGGACAAGATGAAGCCCGAGGAGGACAAGCCCGAAAAGGACGAGGGCCTGTCTGAGGACTTGGTGAAGCGCATCTTTGAAGCCGCTGGCGACCACCCCGACCTGTCGGGCCTGGACATGGCTGCGGTCAAGTCGCGCCTCGACGCGAACCCCCGTTTGGCCATGGAACTCATCAGCCGAGTGCGAGGTGAGGAGATCGAGGGCGAGGACGACGACATGGACGTCGACCCCAACCGCTTGGGTCTGCCCGAGTAAACCAACGAGAGGACTGCGATGTACGAAAACGAACCCGACGAGGTCGTCGAAGAAGCACCTGCCGAGGAAGCGGTCGAGTCGTCCGAACCCGAAGCGCCAGCTGAACCCGACGAGCCGACGTGGTCCGGTGAGCCTGCCCATCTTGAGCAGGAAGCGTGGTTCAGCGGCTTGGATGACGCCGGGCGGGCGTCGGTCAAGTCAGGCTACGAAGCGAAGGTCAAGAACCTCGAACGTGGCTGGCACAGCAAGGTGCAAGGCTTGGCCGACCGTCGCAAGGACATCGAGGCTCGCGAGAAAGCCGCCGCTGACATGACCGCGAAGGCGGAACAAGCCCTCCGAGATGCCCACCTCATCTGGTACAAGAAGGACGACGAGCAGCCCATCGTTGCTGAACGAGAAAAGCGAATCGCTAAACTCGAGTCCGAGTTGTCGGAGCTGCGCGACTTTCGCACTACCCGTGAGCGCGCCGACGCTGAACGTGCAGCTCTGGAGTCGGAGCGCGCCATCGACGAAGACGAGTCGTGGTTGAAAGAGAACGCCGCCTGGGTGCTCGACGACGAAAACATTCCCGACAACGATCCGCGCAAGGAAGCAGACCTTGAGCGGCTCATGGCGTGGGCGCAGTTTGCTAGGACGCACGGTCGTGAGAAGGCAGTCGCTCTTGTTGAAGCGCTTGGCTTGAGGCCCGCACCGACAAAAGAACCGTTGCCCCCCGACATCCGCGCGGCGTCTGGTGGCGGCGGAAAAGTCCGTCGGCGTGGACCCAGCAACGACGTGTCTCCGCGCGATTTGATGCGGCAAAAGACGCGAAGATCTTGACAGTCCGCAACGAGGTTTGCTAACCACACTTCAAGCGACACCGCGCCGCCGGTAGCCTTCGGGTCGGCACTAAATGCGGCAGGTCGAGAGCCAATCCCCCTCTCCCCTCCGCATTTGAGGTACATCTCATGGCGACTTTTTTCGACGTTGACATTCTCAACGCTGAACTGGAAGACTTCCGCGGCCCGCTCGAGAAGCAGCTGTCGCAGGAGGCCTACGTTTTCGAGCGCATGCGCAAGATGGCGAAGGTCACGACCGACCACCACGGCACCTACGCCACCCGCCCCATCAGCACGGGCAGTCCCTCCAAGGGCACCGGAATCTTCTCTGGCGACGAGACGCTGGACCTGACCCGGTACACCAACAAGGACAAGTACGAGCTGGAACTTGGACGCATCGTCGTCCCCTGCACCATCCCCATCAAGGTGGCGAACCTGAACAAGGGTCGCAACGGTGCGCTCAAGCTCATCGACGAATACGTGCTGGAGATCGGTGAGTACGTCCCGATGGACTTCAACAAGTTCATCCTGGGCGGCACCACCGACAGCCTGGTGCTGGACGCTGCGGACCTCGAGGGCTTCCTCACCATGTCCGTCGAGCACACCACCGGTCGCGGTCGCGGTCTGGACACGGGCGTCATCAGCTTCGTTGCTCCCGGCAGCCAGTCGGGCGTCGTTCAGAACGTGTCCCGTAGCCAGGCCAACGGTGTCTACACCCAGTTCGGTGATGCCCACTGGTCCGGTGGTTCCGGCAAGAAGACCCTTCGCAAGGTCTACCGTCAGTGTGCCCACCACAGCGGCATGCGCGGCAAGGGCCCCGACCTGGTCGTCATGGACTCCGACACCTTCGGAAACTACGACGACGACAAGGAAGGCAGCGTCCGTCTGCAGCTGATCAACGACCAGGAAGACGGCGGCAACAAGCTGCTGACCGAAAACGTCCTGGGTCAGGCCACCGTCATCGACGAGCCGATGCTGGACGTCAGCGTCTTCAGCGGCAACGCCAGCGACGGTCTGGCCTACATCCTGACGATGCGTCACTGGGAGATGTTCATCGTCGAGGACTGGTCGTTCTCCGACTTTACCGACAAGGTGGCCAACGCCGACGGACTCGTCGCGAAGGCTGCGTTCCAGGGCGGCTGGATGTGCCGTCGTCTGCCCGCTCAGGGCGCCTACACCGGAGGGGCGGCCTAATGCCTCGAGGAAAGCTGCTGAACCAGCCCATCATGGGCAACGCGATCAACAAGCCCGGCGATGCCGGCGCAGCGGACAAGATCCATGAACTCGGCTCGCTGGCCGAGGTCTGGGACTACACCAACGGACACCAGATTTGGCGCTACGTGCAGTCCGGCGTTGCCGTCGCGATTGGCGAAGGTGTCTGCATCGTTGCTGCCGGTGGACCGTCCAGCAAGATGCGCTTGGTGCCCAGCGCTGACGACCCGTCTCTGCTGAAGACCGGCGGTATCGCCCAGTCGGCGTTTGCCATCAACGACTTCGGTTGGGTTCTTGCCAAGGGTTGGGGCAAGATTCTTGGCGACGCTGCCGGCGTCGCGGCGAACAAGAAGTTCGTGCCGGGCGCCAGCGCTGGTGCGTTCAAGGCTGGCGGCGCCACCGATGACGGCGCAGGTGTGACGGGGGCTGCCGTCGGCGCTAACACCGCCGCCACTGCCTACATCGACCTGTTCTGATCAGGTAGGAGTGAACCTCGGCGAAATCCGAGATGCCGGGCTCGAGCGTCGAGCCTGGGAACTCTCGTCCGACACCGCGAAGGCGCGTGCTACCCGAGCGGTAGTGCGCGCCTACACGCGGTTTGTCACCGACTGCCCTCGCGGGGTCACTCCGCGTCGGCTGTACGGACAGCTACACCCCGAGAAGAACTCCGCAACGGAAGGCTTCAAAGCAAACGTCGTGAGCGGTGACCCCTGGGTTCTGGAGTTTCAGAACAGTGTGGGCTACACCGGCATTGCGACCGATGGCACCTGGAACGGGCTGTACTACATCGAAATCAAGGACAGCGCTGGCCGATGGCATCCGGCTCGCCAATGTCTGGATTTCTGGGTGGTCAGCAACAAGGTTCGCGTTTCACTGATTGAGCCGTGGGGCAACCCCACCGCAACCAACCTCGAGTGGCGTCTCAGCGCCCCGTGGTTGTGGATGCCCGCGCACACGCTGTCCGCTCCCAAGGTCACCGTTTGGGACAGCTCCAACCGACAACTGAGCCGCGTGACGCGCGCCAGGGCCTGGGGCGAAGGTCTGGTCCGATGGCAGGACGACCGCAAGGGACCGCCCGAGGACATGTGGCCCGACGAGGTGTACCAGGTGCCAGCGCCAAACCGCGCGCCCATCTGCACCGAGGCTGAGAGCAACTGGGTCGGTCCCGTCAACCGCGTCAAGGCCACCTTCAAGGTCACGCGCTGCCTGGGGCACCAAGAGTTCTACTCAAGCATCAAGAGCGGCAGCGGTCTACGCAAGCCCCTGTTTGAGAGCAGCCCGTCGCCAGCGTCTGCCGTGTATGACGGCACCGACGACCACAAAGCCATCAACATTAAGCTGGTGGATGACGACTTCCAGTGGAGCTACGGTCCAGCGGGCCTTGCTCGCGAGAACCACAGCGGCTGGTACTTCCGGCTCTACCTCTCCATCGAGGATGTGGCGACGACCGCAGCGTCGGGTCAGTCGTTCAACAACCCCGAGGTCGAAGCCGGCAAGATCTACTACCTGCTGGACGAAGTGCCGGGTAGCCAGATCACCTACACCTGGTCAGGCAACACGCAGTACGACATGCGTCAGCGGCTGCAGCAGTGCAACGGCTACCACGGCTGGCGCGTGTACCCGCACCCCGACCAGAGCTACTTCCTCGAGATGCTGTCTCGCGTTGAGCCCGATGAGTTGGTCAACGACGCCGACGCGCCAATTATCCAGGCTTGGGCTGTCGACAGCTTCCTGGTGCTGGTTGAGTCGGAGATGGCGAAGCTCGAGCAGAACCATGATGATGCGCGCGACCTGCTTGCGCAGTACATGAACATGGAGCTTCCGAAGCTGACGGGCATTGCCAACAAGCTGCGAGGAGGCTCTGTGCAACGAGGGAATCTCCGACGACGGTACAAGCATCCGCTCGACGGGCAATCGTTCAAAACCGTGTGAGGACTGCAATGGCTACGACTCAAATCCGCATGGCGGCGCCCAGCGACCGCGACCTTGGCAAGCTCATCAAAGAGTTGGAGGCCTGGGAAAAGGCCGGCGAGAAGGACGGAGCGGCGTTTGGCAACGAACAGCGCTTCTACCTCCAGCAGTGCCGCAAGCTGCGTGACAAGCGCAAGCAGGTCAAGGGTGAGGCCAACCGCATCGAGGCGGAAGCCCAGCAGCGGTCCAGCGCCGACAAGGCGCGCAAGCAGCAGTGGGAAGACACGGTCCCTGTGCCGGGCGAGAAGTTCGTCCGCGTCCAGCAGAAGGTCTGCCTCGAGGTGGCCCAGGTCGTCGGCGTCAACGTCAACCGCAACGGTCGATGGATTGCGACGGTGATCCCGCCCACCACGTCGGTGGCCCGCTTGTCGTCTACCAACTGCCCGCCGAACATGCAGCAGTGGCACCGACTGGGAATGTTCGACATCGCAGGTGCCGGCGTCGAGGTTCCGCAGGCACTGCTCGCGGCACTGCTCGAGTAGGTCGTGGGTAGCCGGGCCGACAAGCAGCTCGTCGAGCCTGGCTTCACGCTCATCGAGAGCGAGAGCCAGTACCAAGCGACTGCGCTTGCCGAGGTCATTCAGAACCTCGTCGAAACCCCGCAGGGCACGCTCCGGTCGCTCAGGGGCCCGGTGCGCTACGAGTTGAAGGCATCGCCATCGTTTGGCGAAATGCACGGCGTGTTCCAGGCCGACATCGACGGACAGTCGGTGCTTCTTGCTCGAGCCGGCACCACGCTGTATCGGCATCGAGGCTGGGAGCGCGACTGGGAAGCCATCGAAACGGGGCTCAACGAGAACCAGGGCGCCTGGGGTCCAGACCAGTTTGCCGTGGTCGGCAACCGCATCGTCTGGTGCAACGGCATCGACTACCCGCGCATCATCACGCCAGACGGTCGCGTCGAGTTGCTGGGCTTCTGGCAGCGTCCCGATGCACCACTGGTGAATGGTCCGCGTCCCGGCAACAACGCTGAACGCCCTCCGAACTGGAACGGCTACTCTTGGCATGGGCGCGTTGGAACTGCTGGCGACACACTTAACGGTCAGTACGGTGCGTTGCTGCAAGGCAACTGGGGCTGGGGCGTTCAATACGAAGACGACTTCGGTGACCTAAGCCCCATCAGCACGTTGACGTTTGCTGGGCTTGAAATTCAACAGGCTAACCCGTATGCGGTGGTGAAAAACACACCGGACGTGGCAGATCCCTACGGCGTTGACGACCTGCTCAAGCAATTCTTGGTCACCACAGGAGAGTCGGCTCCAGAAAAGGTCGCCGCTATCCGTCTGGTGCGAACAGGCAATCAGCACGTCATGGGGCCCGAGGTGCGTTTAGTTGAGCGCATTCCTGGTCGACGTCCGCTGTTCTACAGCGACCCCAACTCGGACGCCGAACTGGGCGGGCCGATTCCCAACATCATCCCGACTCCGCGTTTTGGGATCATGGTGCCCTACCAAGGCGGCCTTGCTGTCGCCGCTGGAAACACCGTCTACCTGAGCGACCCCGGCTTCCCAGGCACCTACCAAGCGCATCGTCAGATGCCTATGCCCGATGGAGACGTCACCGCTCTCGCGGTCGTTCGTGGTCAATTGTGGGCCTTCACTCGCAGGTCCATTTATGCCGTGATCGACGACGCCGAGGGACTCCGGCGCCTCCCCATTTCGCAGTCCGTGGGATGCGTGGCTGCGAGTTCCCTCGGCCATTTACCTGACACCCGCGTGGTTTGGCGTACCCAGGACGGGTGGCATACCTACGACCCGCGCAACGGCATGCTCGTTCCGCTGTTGACCGACCATGAGTTGCTGAAGACGGAGCGGTTGAACCCCGTCCGCGCGGTGCAATCGTCAGCGGTGGTGTACCAGGGCACCTACTACTGCTCCGTCGCGCTGGACAGCACCGAGCGCTGCAACCACATCCTCGCCTACAACGGTGTTGGGTGGAAGCGGTACGAGATTGGGTACTCCATCCAGTCCATGTGCGTGACCCGCGATGTGCGTGATCTGCTGCTGTTCGCTGGGCGACTAAACACCAGCCCGAACACCAAGGACGTTTGGGTTTGGGACCGCGAGGTGCTTGACCAGACCAACCCAGCCAAGAAGTACGTCTACGAGACGACGTGGTTGCGTATGGCCAGGCCCACGGTGTTTAGCCTGCAGGGCATCATCCTGGGGCTTCTGGAAACCAGCAACGCCACAGCGACGGTGACGGTGTGGAAGAACCAGCGCCGCATCAACGGCAGGTCGTTCACGTTCAGGCTGCACGGCATCGACTTCTCTAAGCAGTTGAGCGCTCTCGTTCTCGGCACCGACACCCTGCAGCGTGCTCAAGCGTTTTGGCGGCGACAAGCCATCGATGCGGTATCGTGCTGGAGCTTTAAGGTTCGCATTGAAGTGACCGAGCCGACCTTCCTGCATCTGTCGGGCTTGAGTTTTGAAACCAAGCTCGTCGAACAGGGTGGCCGCATCCCGAGGGCAGGTGACCTGTGAGCTATGAGTTTCCGCCTGAGCGTCTGCAGAACAGTGAAGCGCCTGATCCTGGCAAGTTGACCAAGGCGATCCAGCCAGCTGCTCGTCGCCTGTCGGAGTTGCGCGAACACAACGCAGACGCCAGTGACTTTAAGGCCAACGCATCGGTGGACCGCAGTGCGTATTGGAAGCATTACGCTGGGGTCAAGACCGTTGGGCCTGGACTGAACACCAACCTCATTCCGACGCAAGGTGGCAGCTCAAGCCCTGACAGCTACGTCAACATTCCGCACGACCACGCATGGCATCAGGTCGTGAAGACGGACAGCGATGTCGTGTGCGTTGCGGGCGACAAGCTGTGGATCAACGCCTGGGCTGTGTTTTCATGCGAAGGCAACACCGGAGCGCACACCCTAAGCCCTTCTCCGCCATCATTTTTCTGGAAAGCGTTTCTGCAGTTTGCCCTACGCATCAACGGCGTAGTCATCGAGGAGAGCCTCGTTGGTAAAAGCAATCTTGGAGAAGCGCCGCAGCAGCCGTGGAAGCATCCCGATCCCGACTTGGTCAAGCAAGGATCAGTATTCAATAAAGTGGATACCGGCCTGGTTGAGGAAACCATCAAGGTTACTCGGTACCTAAACACCATCAGCTTGCAGCGTCCTGGTCCAGTGCGGCTGGGCTGGATTATCGAGGTTCCAGACGGTACTCACACCGTTGAGTTGGTCGCGCGTCGAGTTCCAGATCAAGTTGCCGACAGGTTTGGAGCTCCGTCGAAGGTAGGCTGGGTCAGCGTTTACAACCGGCAAATCAGCGTGCTGCGGTTGAACCAGGGAGGTGCAGCTCTCTCACCGGACAACGTCTCCGTCGACCCGTTTGAAGATGGCGACACGCTGACGGCAGCCGAGTTGCACACGCAGCGGCTCGAGGCGTTGCGCACGCAAATCAACGACTTGGGCGAGGGCGCGCTGGCAGGCCCGTCGCTGCTTCGGCCACATCTTCCAAGCGGAATCATTGAAACTGAACAGAAGTTGGCAACCAGTTTCTCGACCAGCACCTACACCAACACTTGGCCTGGCTACGACACCGATGACTTCGACACGTCAGGACCATCGGCAGGCTGGGTCGTCCTCAATGAGTTGATCTGCAACGGCAACGGCAACGGCTTCAACGGCAACCTCGAGAGCACCATTCACATCATGGCGAATGTCGAGGTGTCGATCATTAAGGACATTCTTGCTCCCGTGACGCCGGAAGGACGCCTGTGGGCGCTGTTTTGCCTCTACGAAAAGCGAGGCAGCACCTACACGGTCATCAAGCAGAGCGAGTGCTTCATTCCGTCATTTATGGCCAACGCTTTTACTACGCTGGGACTCCTTAGCGGAATTACTGGCGGCGAGGCCACCACCCACCTTGAAATCCCCGAGTTGCGTCGTGATGTGCCGCTCATGGCAGTTCTTGAGCACCCCACAGGAGGAGGCCCGACCTACGATGAGATCGGCGTTGCCATTGCCGCCTACCACGACAGCAGCCTGCCGGTGAATGTCCAGGTCACAGTTGCGCGTGGCTCCATCCAAGTCTTTCAACTGAAGAGCTGAGTCATGGGCGACGTTACCTTCGACTACACGCCCAGCGATGGCGCCACGCTTGTCTTGGACGGCAACGGGCTGAACAAGAACCTGCACAGCAACACGGCGCAGAAAGGCATCTACAGCGAGATGAACGGTGCGGTGCAGTGGGCCAATATGGCCGGCTCCGCTGAAATCAAGCCGGCGCACCTGCATCGTGGAGCGGCCAGCGACGGCATGGTCGTGGGTTTGCGCCGCAGCGTCGACCACTTCGACGAGTCGTTCTTGGACAGCGATGACGCAGCATTGTTTGTTCCCATCTCTGGGCTGAACATCAAAAAGCGCCTGAACTACCAAGCCGGCATGCTTTTTTGGCAGTGGTCGCTGTTCGTCAGCGTTTGGCGCATTCGAGAACGAACAGACAACAGCACGCTGGCCGCTCCACCAGACATTCTGATCAAGGCGTTTCGCGGCACGACAGCCATTGGTGCGACGACTCGGAACATGCCTGAGACGATTCATCAACACAACGACGATACCGTCTACACTGGCAACGAAAGCCTGATGACGCGGCACTTCGACATGTCGTACATGGAAACGAACGTCGCGGCAGGCGTTCATGACCTGTGGATTGGCGTCTACGTCGAGCGGCAGAAGGGTCAAGAAGACCTGAAGCTGCCTTACGATCGAGGCAGCAGACAAGAAATCAAAAGCCATCACCGCTTCACGGTTGGCGTGCGGAACGCCCGAGTCGTGGACTTGGTGTAGGAGGCAGTATGGCAGTACCAGCAGCACTTGCAGGCGTAGCGCTGAAGGCAGGCACCAGCGCCATCGCTGGTCAGCTCGGCAGCGGCATCAAGTCCAACCTGTACCGGCTTGGTTATGAAAACCGCCAGCTTCGCAAAGTGGAGCGCCAAGCGGTTGCCGACCTTAAAGCCAATCGGCTGGGTCCGTCGCAAGCTCGACGCCGAGAACTTCTGGGCGAAACACAGCGCGTGCAGCAGGCCACTGCTGCGGGTCAACGGGCCGACTTGGCGCGCCGCGAGGCGGCGGGTATGGGTGGCGGCCTGCTGGAGCGCCAGGCACTGGCGACCGCAGAGCAGACGGGGCTGGCGCAGGCGTCGGCGGGCATTGAGCAGGCTGCGGCGCAACAGGCTGACCGTCGTCGGCGCGAAATCCTACGACTGCTGCAGAGCGAGCGAGCCGCACGCTTCAACCAGAAGCAGGGGTCGAAAGATAAGAGTCCAATCATGAACGAGGGTTCGCGACGAGAGGCGCGCACGGTGCTGTCGGGCATCAAGTACGCAGGCGACCCTGGCGTCAGCGCGGCGGGATGAGTCATGCCTAAGTACCACGCAACCCCCGCAGGAGCGGACCTGTCCCCTGAGCAGGCTCGCGTCATGGTTGAACTGCACCGCAGTCGCACCAGCGCAGTCAGGGCTCGCGGCGATGCCTACATTCAACTGCTCGAGGCCCAGGGCAAGAAGCAGACGTTGCGCGGCAAGGCGCTGGAAAGCCAGACCAAGGTGCTGACCGAGCTTGCCAGCATCGAGTCGGCAGACAAAGCGGTTCAATCAGCCCGCACCAAGGCTGCGATGGAGGTGTTCAAAAACGAGCAGGAGCTTGTCAAGCGCTCGTTGGAGGAATCGGAAGAGATTCCGAAGGAATGGGAGGAACATCTCAACGAAGCCAAGAAGCGCTACGACCAAGCAATGGGTTCGACTCTCGACAAACAGGCAGCGGCTTGGCAGTACCTGGTAGAGGAGAAGGGACTCGTCGGGAGCGACGTAGCCGTTGTCCGTAAAGCCATGAAGCCCCGCGACGAGGGAGGAGTCGGCTACACGATTGGTCAGCCTTGGCAGGGTTTGGAGCCCCTATACAACTTGACCGGCGACATCATCACCACCGCCGAGCTTCAGTACGAAACCTTGCAGGGATACCGAGGCGACTTGCAGGTGATGACCCAGCGGTTTGAGGACATGCTGGCTACCGGTGGCGACGTCGACTGGAGTGCGGAGATCGCAGATCAGCGCGATCTCATCAACGCCAACTCTCAAGCGCTGTTTGAAGGCATGGAAGAGGAGTTGGGCCCCGAGGAGTTGGCCCAACTCGCGCCTTTCGACCAGCAGGTTTTGGAAATCGACGAGCGCCTGGCGCAGATTCAGCCGACGCAGGAAACCGACCCGTGGGTTCAGCGCGCCAACCAGATTCTTGAGGACGAGGACTTTCAGCGATGGGCTGAAGGTCAGGGCTACGACCTGAACAACCCGCTCGATCAAGACCGCGCCATCTTCACGGCTATCGCAATCTCGGACCCCGAGTTTGAGACGAACCGAGCCCAGCGTCGAGCCCTTGGCAATGCGCAGCTCGTCACGATCAGCTTCCCTGGAGCGCCGACCCAGGTGGACCCCGGTGCTCGCGGCGCGGAGTTGATTGAGGGCGAACCGTCTGAGTTCGACGACGAGGGTCGCCTGGGTCAACCACAGGTGGTCAACGGTTTCGTCGTCGAGCCCAAGTTCGATGACCCGCCGGGGACCATTCGCATCCTGCTGCCGAATGGCCAGGAAGAGCTGTACAACCTGGACGAGGTCGACGTCGAGGAGCAGCCCAAGCTGGCCGAGGACATCAGTCGTGCCTCGTTGCGGCGAGGTCGGCGTGTCGGAGAAGCCATCGAGGACGTCGAGGCGTTGGACCCGCTCGACGCCGAGGTGGGCCGGCGCGAGGCTCGAGGAGTCGTCAGCACCGACGACCCGGCGCTTCAGGAACTCGACGAGCAACCGGGGCTGGGTGAGCGCTTCGTCAGCCGTCGTCGCGAGGCTCTGGCCGAACGGCAGGAGCGTGCAGGCAAGGAACCATCGCTTGAGCGACGACTGGACGATCCCGGTTTTGCCGAAAACATCGAGGACATCGAGTTTCAGCAGACTCCCGATCAGATTCAAATTGGTGGTCCCGCTGCTCCTCCCGAGGAAACGACCTACCTGTTGACGCGAACCGACCCGCGATACCCCGCGGTGTATGAGCAGTTGACGGGCCGAGACTACGAGGCCGCCTTGCGGGCGCCCGTAACAGGGCCAGACGACACGCTTCCGCGAATCCTCAACGACCCCGACGCCCCGTATGCGCAAGGCGAGGTGATCATTGATGGTGTTGGCTACACCTTTGGTCCCGAAGGCGACATCACGGTTCGACGTCCCAAGACGGATGAGGAACTGGTTCTGGGAGACGACCCTCGCTATGCCGAGGATTCTGGGCTTCGTCCTGGGCGTTCTGCGCTGCTGCCGCATCCAAGCGATCGAGAGCTTGAAGAGGCGAATCAAGCGCTACAGGCGGAACGGCGCGCCAACGAAGCTCGTGAACTGACGTCAAGAAAGCGCGCGTTGGAGTCGGCTCGCGCCGCAGCCCCCGCTCCGGTCGACCCGAATGACCCGATGGTCTTCGGTGACCCAGCGCCTCGCCGTCCCGCAGCTCCGTCGATGGAGCAGCCCGACGACCCGAAGGCAAGCGAGGATGCCGTTGTGCCGGTCGAGCGCACGACCAAGCGTCGTCGAAGCCGCCGTCGTGATGCGCTCGCGTTCATGGACCAGGCGGCCTCGAGGTAGTCGTGGGCGAGTTTGCGGACAACTGGAGAAAGTACAAGGAGCGGAAGTCCCAAGTCGGGCCCGTCAACGTCCCTCCTCCGTCCGAACCGCTGCCGCCCGGCGAAGGTGTACGGCAGCCCAGGCCCGAACTGGAGTTTGCGGAGCCGCAGATCGAGCCCGAAAGCGGCGTGCGTTTGCCGCCCGAGCCCGAGCCCGAGGTAGACAGACGTCCTGCTCGAGTACGCAAGGCCGAAGCCTTCGCGCAACGTGAACCCGTCGAGAGCCTTGACGGTCAAGAGGAATTGGCCGCGCTCTTGGGCTTGCCCGATGCCGGGGCGGAACCGCAGGAGACGAGGACGCCCGGTAGTGAGCGTCTTCCTGCGGACTTTGACCCAGAACGAGGGGCGCGCCTCTACGAGGAGCAGCGTCAGACACGGCAAAAGGACGAGGAGGACTTCCTCAAGGCTTGGGAGTTGATGTCTCCGTCGCTCATTGAAAGCGGCTTCATGCGGGAAGACGACGGCGGCAACCTCGTTCTGGCCGCCACCGGGAGCCAGGACTTCGTCAACAAGCGCTACCAGGCTTTGATCGACAACAGCAACCAGTACAAGGACATCGTCCGGCAGCAGCAAACCGAAACGGATCCGGTGGAACTCGCAAAGCTCGAGGCGACCAGGAACGCCTTGGACGTGCGGTTCAAGCAGAACGCCTACGCCGAGTTGCTGTTGGCCTACCAAGTCGGGGCGTGGAGCGAGCCGGTCAACCTGCCGAAGTCGATTCGCGAAAGAGCTGACACGCCGGGCACTCTTGTACTTGAAACCGATGACGGTGTGGTCGCCTTCCCCGGCGGCTACAAGATCGTGTCGGGCGAGCCGGGTGGCGTCGTCGAGGTCGAATGGAATGGGGTGTCGTTCAAGGGTCAGGACAAGACCATTCGCGACGAAGGGCTGACGGTCTGGGAGGCGTTGAGCCCACGCTGGTCGGCCAAGCTCTCGCCGCAGGGTGAGTTGATCCCGATTCAGCCGACGACGTTCGACACGCTGATGCACTACCTGACGCTGCCCGAGATGCTGATGGTCAGCACGGGTCTGCCCGATGTGACGTACCAGTCGCTGCTGGGGGCAGGTGAAAAGCAGGCAGGGCTGGTTGCGGAGGAAGGGCAGCGCCAGACACCGACCGGGCTCGAGTCGGTTGCTGCCGGTCGCGACATGTTCGACGTGCTGGCCGACACCGAGTTTGGTGAGGAGCACCCGTACATTGCCGGCGGCTCCGCGTTGGTCATCTCGTTGGCGGTTCCCGACACGTTGTCGCTGGTCACGGACCTGCCCATCGGTACAGCTGGGCGTGCCTGGGCAAGGGCCAGCCGAGAAGCCATCGTCGACGCCACAGCAGCAGCGGCAAAGGCGGCTCGACAAGCGGACAGCACAACTCGCTTGGGCAAGGTCCAGGCAGTTGGAGCTTCGGACAGGCAGGTCGATTTAGCGTTGGACGCCATCAAGGAGTATGGCCCGACCGACGTCCGCAAGGCCTACGACGAGGCGCAGAAGCACAGCCCTTCGACGGCGAATCTGTTCCGCGAGGAATACATTCGACATCACGTCGACAACATGGGGATGTCCCCGAAGGCCGCCGAGGCCTGGGCCGACGCCGTGCTCAGGAGCACCGACGAGGCGTATGCACGGCTGGCAAAGCCCAACGTTATCGACGACCTGCTGGAGTCGTACAGTCCAAACTGGAAGGACGACTTGGAGGGCGCGGCCAGGACATTGTTCCGTGCGCCAGACACGCAGCGAGCGGCGCTTAGAGCCGCCTCTATGGGCCAGGACGCCTTCCGTTCGTTTGTCCAAGGTGAGACGCGGGAGTTCGTCCGAACGGCGACAGCGCTCAAAAGCCAGCAGCAGTTCCGCGCCTACCTGAAGGCTGGGCGCCCCACGACTCGGCTGCCGCCGGGTGGCGACCCCGAAGCTGCGCTCGCTGCCGAGAGAATCGCCCGCTACGCCGACCAACCCGTCGTTAGCATTCGCGCCGAAATGGCGGGGGCTCGAGCTGCTGACCTTCCGGCGAAGGAGTTGACCAAGGGGGCTGGGTTTGAGTACGTCGGCCTGACTCGCCTCATCAGCGAGTCGGATTCTGGCGAGGCTCTCGTTCGCGCGCTGGACGAGGTGCGCCGCAACGCTCAACCCAGCAGCATCAGCCGCGTGGAAGCGATAAACGCGCTTCGCAACACCCTGCCCGTCCGTCTACAAGGCGGGTTCGTCGACCAGGTGCTCGCTGTTCTTAGGCAGGGCATCGAAGAAACGCCGGAAGGCATTCGCCGGCTCGACACGTTGATGCAGTCGGCGCAACGAAGCCTTCGTCCTGACGTAGACCTAGCCACGCTTCGTCAGGCGCTGAAGACGCAGGATGAAAACTACCTGGGCCCGATGTCGTTGCGCATTGGCGATGAGCTGATTGCGCTTTTGGGTGGGCCCAGAGTCCTAGCCGAGCGCTACCGATGGATGATGACGACGCTGGAGGCCGGCAGAGTCAGAAACTACTTGCCCTTTGGTAAGTTGAAAACCATCCATCCCGAGTTCGCCGCTGCGGTCGAGCGAACTCAGGCGTGGGTCGGTGTGTTCGACAAGAGCTTGGCTGAAGCAGCAAAGGCCGGTCCTGATGAGGTCTACAAGCTCCTTCAAGATCCACAGAAGGGCTTTCGCGACACCTCGCATTGGGAGTTGTTCCGGTTCGCGGTGCTGTCCGGTCACACGACACCCGAACAACTGGTGGACTTTATTGCGGCGCTCGAGAAAACGCTTCCCGGTAAGCCGCTGTTGAGTCCGCAGCAGCAAACTCAACTGCTTGCGGAACTCAAGTTGTTCTTCCACGGGTTGCAACGACCGCTGCGCCCCACCGCTGTTGCGGCAGATGGTGCGCTTGCTGCAAGGCCGGATTTCGCAAGAGCAACGCCGGAACCGACGCCAGGAACAGCTCTTGACGCTTCACCGCAACTGATTGAAGCCGGGGAACCAACCGCTGAGGCTTTCGTACAGATCATCCGAGAGGCACTGGTCAGTCGCGGACAAGCCATCATGACCGATGCCGAAATTGCGGCGCAGGTCGGACGCTTGGTTGCAACGCACAGCAAGTTGTCGGACGAGATGGCATCGCTGTACGAGGGCGGCCTACTGCTTGACCGTGGGTGTCAGGAGTTGCTGGCCGCCAAGTTGTCCAACGACGGAACGGTTGAGGGAAATCCGTTTGAAGGCCAAATCCTTGAGATGCTCTTTGGGCCCAAGAAGGCATACGTCAGCCCCAGGGTTGGCAGCGTTCGCGAAAGCATCGAGCAGACAACCGGACGGGTTGAAGACGTCGAGGACATCATTCAGCGCGTCGGTGCGACCGGTGGTGAGGCGCAGACCCTTGACGCCATGATTCGGGCAGCGGACTACTACCTGCCCCAAGCGGCTCGCGAAATGATGGCTGACCGTCTCGACCAAATGGTTCAAACGCTAGGGAGCAAGCGGCTGGCGCGTGATGTGATCCTCAATCCCGCTTCTGTGGTGGTTGCGTCGTACAAGTCAAGCCTCGTAACCGGCAACCTCACTACCAAACCGGGACACGTCGTGAACAACGTCGTGGGCGACAACGTCGTCTTGTATGAGGCGTTGGGCCGCTCGATTGCGGTGCGAGCCGCACTTGAAGACGCGGTGCAGGGTTTGCCGACGTTGGTTTCCTCGGCGCTACCACCTGTCGGTGGCGTTGCAGCCGGCGCTGCAGCTGGCCCTGTGGCGGCTCCATTCGGCGTGGCCGCCGGCCTGGCTGCGCGACTCCCTATTCAAAGGGCGCAGGCCGCATATGGCATAGTGGTCGACGGCTTCATGAACCCGGACGTGAACAAGATTCTCAATGGAGGGTCGGAGTTCTTCGGGCGGTTCAAGGGCAAGGACTACACGGCAGAGGACGTTCGCAGAATCGCTGGCGAAGAGGGCGTCGTCGAAGGTGGGATCGCACGGGAGTTGCTGGATGAATTGACCGCTGGTTTTTTCGGTGGCTTTGTTTCGAAGATCGAGAAGTACCTCGCCCCAAAGGTGGTCGAAGACATCACCATCCGCAGCCGAGTGCGCGTCATGGCGTTGCTGATGAAGCAAGGCATCGACCCCAGAAGAGCCGCAAAGGCAACCAAGGAGGTTCGACTCAACTACGCGACATCGACTACTCAATTTGAGAAGCGATGGCTCTCTGGCCTGGTCATGCCATTCTGGACCTGGCGCAAGGCCAACCTGAGCCTGCACTACAAGATGATGCTGAAGCCCGACTCCAGCATCGCCAGAAAGGTTTCAAAGGAAATCAATGCCGACGTTCCTCCGCAGGGAACCATGACCGGCATGTTGGCGGCGTACACGTCGATGTCGCGCAATCCCAGTTGGCGCATCAAGAACCTCGCAAAGGTGCAGGAGTACATCGAGCAGTCGGCCACGCAATTGTGGTGGGAGAGCACCGGGCGCGAGGGCAACGACTGGCGGGACGAGGGAGCAGTCAGCGTCAACCCCTACGAATGGCTGCCCGACTACGCCAGGGAAAGGGTTGCGATCCTGCTGCCTCGTTTGCAGGACGAGCAGTCGCGTACATCCGTAGAAAACCGGCTCCAGCGCGACACCGCAGACTTCTTCATGCTGCAATCGCTGCCTGCCGAGGATGCGCTGGGCGACTTCATGGGCCTTGTCGCACTGGTCACGGCAATGTGGAACTGCATGGCCTCGGAAGCCGGCGGGTACGACCCCATGGACATCTTTACCGAAACCGTCATACAGCTTGGGGACTCGCCCATTTGGAGTCTCGGCACCGAGGTGCTTACAGGCATCGACCCAGGCAGCCAAACGGGACGCCCGTCTAAACGACGCATCAGCACTACCGTTGGACGCTTGGTCAAGAACAGCGGCATGGGCGACTTGGTAGAAATCGACGACTCAGACGCTCGCTACCAAGGCGTGCAGCAGTTCGTTGTCAAGGACGCTGCTTGGTGGGATCTGTTGAGCAACATCACCGGTTTGAAGCAGGTTGACCTCGCCTTTCAGCAGGCCGAGGAGTTGGAAGCGCGGGACGATCTTGCGCCCAACCAAAAGCGTCGTATGCTTGCGCGCATCGCGCGAGCCATTGGTTTGAGTACCCAGACTTCGTCCGTTCAAACTCGAGGGCTGTTTGCGCGTTATCGTGCGGACAAGGAAATGAAGGATTTGGGGCTGGTCGACGGGCCTTTGGACCCACAACGGATTGAGTCACAGCGCATGCAGCGCGACGAGGAAGAAAACCGATGAGCATTGCCAAGCAGCAGCGTCAGCGCAACCGCACCAAGGTCACTGGCACTTCCATCCTGTCGGCTACGGCGAAAGAGATCGACATTCACGTCGAAGCCAAGCGGCACTTCCTCCGCAAGCTGCGCGTCAAGGTCAGCGCGGGCACCATCACCACCGTGCGCGTCTTGGAGAAGGCTGGCGTTGCTGCCGGCGACATGCAGGAGTTGGCGTCCTACAGCCCAGCTGCTGCCACCATGAGCGAGACGGAGGACTTGTTTGTCGAACTCGACGACACCAAGCTCGACTACGTCAGCGACAAGGCCAAGGACTGGGGCGGCAACATCATCGTCGAGGTGACTGGAAGCAACGCCGGGACTGCCGACGTGCAGTACGAGTACGAGCCGGCGGTCGACCGTCAGCCCAAGACCAACGTCACACCGTTCAACGGCTTGTCCTGATGGCGCGCACCCAGCCAACACCGGATGCGTCGTCGAAGCGGACGCAGCCATCCGTTCCGTCGGGAGGCAGCTCGCCCACGTCGGCATGGACCGACGTTGATCTGAGCGCGGCTACCAAAACGGACGGCAACAGCCTCTACACCGCTTCCGGTTCGACACTGGCCGTCGAGTCCACCATCGTGCTGAACGGCAGCAACCATGGACGCATCGGCAACGGCACGCCCGACGGTTTGTTTTTCACGATCCAGCTGTCCGACTTCGATCGCACCAAGCACTACTCGGTGGCTGTCCGCGCTACCTGGGGAAACACGTTGACAGGTACCTGGGAGCTATACCTGGGCATGGGCAACGATGCCGCTCCTGCCGCCGACAAGGGTGTGTACCTGTCTTCGCAACTGGACTCCTCGGCGTATGTCGGTGGGCACGACTATGGCACCCTGCCGAACACCAACCAGAGCGTGACCGATGCCCGGTATTTGGCAGGCGTGATCTGCTACCGAAGCGACCGGCAGGACGGTAGCGTCGGGCAGAACGCCAACAGTGATCGGACGGATCGCGGCGGGCAGAACCGTACTGTCGACCCAGGAAACGCCATGACGTCGGATACCCAGTTCTTGATGGTGGGCTTCGGCAACCAGAACACGACTGATACCCAGACCCTGACAGGTCTGAAGGTTCAGTACCAACTTCTCGCTCACCACGGGCAGGACTGATGTCTGACTGGGACATTCTAGTTCGCCTTGCGTCCGCGCCAGGCTGGTGTGAACCCACCTACGGAGGAGGCGGCGGGCCTATCGTCGGCAACCCGGTGGGCAACTTCAAGCCGCCCAGCAGCGACAAGTGGAACTGCTCGACGGCCAACGCCAAGTTGGTGCTGTGGGGGGCCTACCTCCTGGGCAAGTCGGGCTTTCGGTTCGAGTTGGGCGACTGGCAGGAGTGGATGATCCAGACGCTGGGCAGCGGCGGCGGCGTCGACGTCTGCGTTCGCCTGGGACTTGCCGAGCGCACACAGCCCACCGGTCTGCCGATGGTCCTGCAGGACGGCGACTGGTACGTCGCTCAGTCGTGGAATGCGGCTCGCACCAAGGGTCACGCTTTCCTGCTGCGGGTGATGACCACGCAGTCTGGCGACATCGGCTTGGCCTACCTCGAGGCCAACAACGTCGGCATGAACGGTCTGGGCTCTCGGAGCTGCGACGTTCCCATCAGCCGATGGGGCGGCGACTTCCCGGCGAACTCTCTTGAGTTGGAGAGTCCCGAAGACATCGAGGACCGCTACGATCTCCTTTACACCGCGAGGCTGCTGTGAGCGACGACATCAAGACGACCCTTCGCAAGAAGCTCATGAACCTGAAGAAGGCCGAGTTGCTCGACCTTGCCGTGGAAGCCATCGACGTCGTCGAAGCGCTGGGCAAGGTTGTCGACGACGTCCAGGCCAAGCGATTCACGCGGGCCTGGCGTAGCGCTCGCCGCGTGCCCGAGGAGTTGAGCGAGGTCCGCGACAAGCTCAAGGCGTACACGGCAGACTGATGGGTTCCGTAGAACAAGAACAGGTCACGAGCCCAATGATGACGCTGGACCCGCCGACGCAAGAGTCCGCACCACCGGCTCGCAGCAGTTGGGTAAGCAACCTGACGCTTGGGCAACTTTCCGGGGTCGCGGGCCTCGTTTTGCTTTTCGGCGGAGGGTCAGGCTCGCTTACCTCCGCGATGATCACAGGCAACGGCGACGTGGTGAAGCAAGACCAACTGCAGGCAGACCTGGAAGAGTTGGAAACCCGCCTTCGCGACGACATGGCCAAAGACCGACAACTGGAGCTTCTGGCTCAGGAACAGGCGTTATCTACAGAATTACGAGAATTAGGACATAAGCTGGATGTCATCGCTCGACATCTGGAAATCGAGTTGGAGTAATTAGTCGCCCAGGATCTGAGCGATGAGTGCTCGTTGCTCCTTCTGCTCGTCCGTCAGCCCCGACATGTCCTCCTCGCCTGAGAGCCGGTCAATCAGCTCCGAGCTGAGTTGCAGCGCCCTAGCCTTGTGGTCGATGCGAGCTTCGGCCCAACCCTGGCTGTCGCCCAGCATCTCGTCCAGCCGCTGGCGGATGTGCCCGCGAGCCTGCGTGGACCACAGGGCCCCTCCAGCAGCCTGGTCCTTGACGTCCTCGAGCCCCGCCATGATTCTCAGCGCCTCGTCGTGCTGAGGGTCGCGCTGCGCCCACTGACGCTTGAGCGTTTCCGTAGAGATGGCGAAGCCGTCGGCGTCTTCCGCCAGCGCACGCTGCACGGACGACCAAGCCGGTCGCCAGTCGTACTGACCGTCGGCGTCGGCGTGGGGCCCGCCGGCCCGGTACACCTTCTTTGCGCTGCGCATCATGGCGCCCAGCGCAAGCTGCCGTTCTCTGGTGGTAAAGTCCTTACGGCGAGCCACGTCTACTTCCCCGTGTCTGCAGCATAAACTGGCCACAGGGTCTGCAGCATGCGAACGTCTTGCTTGACGTACTCGATCGCGCGCTCGAGCGCCGTCTCATCGCCCTCCAGGTACGCCTTGTACAGGTCGTAGACCTGCGTACCGTCCACGCCTTTGGTCTTGCCTTCCAGGCCCAGGAAGCGGCTGTATTCGTCGAGCCCATAGATCCAGCGTCGGCTGCCCTTCGCCCACAGGGCAAGGTCGATGCTGTTCTTCTTGCCCCAGCGGTCATGCGGAATGGCGTTCGCCAGGTTGAGCCGGTTGTGCTTCTGTGCTGCCGCACGCAGGAAAGGCCAGTCGTACTCGTTGCAGTTCCAGCCAACCCAGGGTGGTCGAGCTTTGAACACCATCTCGTCCAGTTGCGACACGAGCCTCGCGTTTGCGCCGTCGCAGCTTGGGTCTTCGTTGATGAGAACCGTTGGCTCTCGGCTCGCGGTGGACGCCAGGCCAATCAGCCAGATGCGTCCACGCAAGGGGTGGAGAGCTGTCTCGCGGAACGCCTCATCGGGGTCGTCGGTCTTGCTCTTGTTTGCGTAGTAGGCGCGGGTGTCCTTGTCCCAATGGACAGCAGGCACCACCTCGATGTCTGCAAAGATCACGCGCCAGACTCCAGCCCAGCGACCTCAGCACGCAGCAGGTCAACGTACTTGTCGAAGTCGCCGGCAGCCTCCGCGTCCAGTTCATTCAGCAGCTTGTCCGCTTCGGGGTGACGCTCGCGAAGATCCCGCTCGAGAGCCACGTTTGCAAGCGGAATGCCCAACGCCTGGCGGGCAGCGGCACGCCCCGGAGCCGCCGGCTTCTTGGGCAACTCCTCGAACGTCGCCTCGATGATGTCCCGGTCTTCGACCTCAAACGCCTGCGCCACCTCAAGCGCCAGCGGAACCTCACCGCTGGTCAGCAACCGACGCAACGCGGTCTTGCGGCACATGCGGTCGAAGTGCTTGTTCCAGGGGCTGGACTTGTTGCCGCCCGACGGCGACTGCTTCTTGATGCTGAGGAGTTGCTCTCGGTCCATGATGACCTGTGCTCGCCCGCCACCCTTTAGGACAGCAACAGCGTAGGCCAGTCGCAGCTTGTCTTCGCTGCGGTCAATCTTCAGGGTCGGGTCGAACTTCAACTCCAGCGAGGGCGGCTCCTCGGTCGCGGAAAACAACCGCAACTGGTCTTCGTAGACCACGCCCGCGCTGAGGTAGCGAATCTCGCCGCTTCGTCGAGCCAACTCACAGAGGCCCCGGTAGCCGATGACCGTGGTGATCTCGCCGCCGAACGGCAGGGCGTAGATGAGGCCGCGCGTGGCCCCCGGCTCCAGCCCCAGCTGGGTGCAGTCCATGAAAAAGCGTGCGATGGACGCTTGACCCTTCTGGCTGTTCAGGCACCGCAGGTACGTTTCGGCATCTGCCATGATGCAAGCCGTCACCCGCTCTGGGGTGATGTGCGCCGAAGCCACGTCCTTGATGGTCTGGTTGCCGGCCAGGTGCCGACACCGCTGCATGAGCGCAGCCTTTCCGTTGTCGAGTGCAGTCGTCATTGGTTCTCCTTGAGGTCAGTGTCGATGTCCCACACCTTGGTGTTCAATCGACGGCTGCCATTGGTGGCGGTCTTCCAGGTGGCCCGGCAGTCGTCGTGCCAGAGCCCCTCGTCCTCACCGATGGCTTCTTTCAATCGCAGGTCGAGCAGCGCCTGCAGCTTCTTGGCGTCCAGTCGCTGCTGACGCGCAGCTTCTCGAGCCTTGATGGTTTCTCGTTCAGCTTCCGTTGCTCGTCGTGAACCGGAGCCGGTCTGCGCGACGCTGCCGTGAAACAGGTTGGCCACCGGACCCACCTGCAGCTCAGGGGCAATGTCTTCGATAATGTGCTTCTGGTGCCACGCTCCGCACTTCTCAACGATGTGGTCGATGACGACGTCGTCGCGGCGGATGACGTAGTCGCGGAGTTCTCCCACCTGATGAAACGCAGCAACGATGTGCCACTCGTCGTAGCCGGAGCAGTGCATGCCCCACTGCATCTGCAGGTAGATGTCGACGGGCACTTCGTCTGTGCCTGCTTCTCCCCAGCCGTCAGACTTCGCCGGGAAGCGGTAGAACTTGGCGTCAATGCCCGCATCCTGGTCGTCAATCCGCACCAGGTCGTCGGGAGACATCGTCTGCCAATACTCCGAGCCGGTGATAATGGACAGACCAAGGTTGCGCCGCTCCGCACCGTGCCTCAATGCCCAATCGGTAAGGAGGGCGTCCTCGACTAGGTGCCCAAAGGCTTGCCACGGTGTCTGCGGCAAGCGCTGGGCCCTTGAGGTCTTCACCAGCCACAGGTCGTAAGGCGTCGACCAATGGGACACGCCCAGGATGACTGCGACATCGGATCCGCCGACGTGGCGGGCATTCAGCCAACTTTCTCGGTCGGAAAACGACTGCAGGTTCATCGGACGGGCCAGTGCTTGAGCGGGATGATGCGACGACGCAACTCCCGCCGCTCCTTGGACATGCGCTGCTCACGGTAGTCCTTGGGTGGCGGGGGAGGCACCTCGTCGCGAGCGCGTTTCGGGAAGCGGTGCAGCACCTCGAACGCAGGCGAGTTGTCGGCTTGGTGCAGCAGGTGCGCGCACACTTGCCGGTGGTCACCGACGCGCTTGGGGCGGCGGGCATCGCGAACGACACCCGCCGCAAGTTGCCTGCAGCCACACTCACAAAAGGAACGAACGTAGCTCACTGGCAGGCGATGAGGTGAATGCCGTCACCCAGGTCGACGGTGTGGTGAGTGTTGAGGTTGGCGTCCTCACGGGTGTGGACCGCGAGGTTGTGCCGATCCGAGACGCGCTCCAGCACGTCGACAGTGGTCTGCAGACGCACGGTTCCGAAACTGCCGGCTACGCCAAACACGCAGCCAGCGTCCTCGCCCATTTTCTCGAGCGCCACCGACGTGGCAATGGACAACTGGATGATGAGCGGATCGGCGTCGTATTCAGACAAAGTCATGGTTGGGTTCTCCTGTTGGGGGAACACCCTTCTACACACCGTTTGGTCCTCCCGTCAAGAAGAAACCTCTTGCTCACATTCAACGTCGGCCATATGGTCGGTCGCATGGAACAGCAGACTATTGACCCCCGGCGACTCCGCAAGGATCGCGAGTTCAGCGAGGCCAGCGCAGCACTGCAACTTGGCTGCAGCGTCCGCTCCCTTCAGCGATACGAGCGCAAAGCCAGGACGCCTGACGTCAAGACGCTCCTCCGTATGGGCGTGCTCTACGACCTCGACCATCGTGAGTTCCGGCAGCTCGCCCGGTTTTGGCAGTGACCGTTGTGCTGCCCCTGCGTTTGAAGTCGAGTTTGAATCAGCGCGAGCACTGGGCGAAGAAGGCTCGACGGACCAAAGCAGAACGCGACACGGTGAGGTGGTTGTTGGGCAACAAGCCTCGACCCGCGCTCCCTTGCACCGTGCTGATGACCCGCATTGCGCCACGCAAGCTCGACGACGACAACCTGCGTGGAGCGTTCAAGGCTGTCCGAGATCAGGTTGCAGCGTGGCTTGGCGTGGATGATGCGGACCCCAGGGTGACCTGGGCCTACGCTCAGGAGCGCGGAGCCGTCCGCGAGTACAAGGCGAGGCTGGATTTCCAATGATGAGCGACCTGATCTTGGTAGGCATCGTTGCGTCGGTGGCAGCAGCGTTGACGTACTCGCTCTGGCGGACGAGATGAAGCCGTGGTCGAAGATGCCCAACGGCATGGTGTTGGCTTGGCAGCAGGACCGAGTCCTGAGCGGTCGGCCTGCGAGTCAACCGGAAGCGGTCGCGGAGCTGAACGCCATGGAGTCTGCCGGTCTGCTGGAGGCGACGGGCCTGCGCGGAGTGGCCAGGGTGCTGGGTTGGTCGCCTGGAAGGGTGCGTCGTTTCTGCTCCAAGATGGACGGAACACTTTCGGAACCGTGGGTGCTCAGGTGGCGGAACACCAAACCTAAGAAATCTCGGACACCTGCAAGCAGCAACGGAACAGAGACGGAACAGATGCGGAACAGAAGCGAAACGGTACGCGCGCGTCCTCTTCTTACAGAGGAAGATAGAGATAGAGATACTCTGTCGGATTCCGGCAAGCCGAAGTCCGACCGACTGACACCCAGGGTGGTCTGCGCAGCTCTCGACCAGGTCCGCGTTGAGCATCACGCGACCCTTGGTGGCAGCCTGCCTCGGCTCGGCGGCTTTAGTCTGACCAGCAAGCGGCAGACGCAACTGAACCGGTGCATCCGCGAGGTCCGAAAGCACCTGGGCAAGGGCACGACGGAGGACGAGGTGCTGCAGGCGTTCCGCACGGCGGGTGGCTGGATGTACACCTCGGCCAACATTCGCGCCGAAGGCGCACGCAAGACCGGAGCGCCGCTCGACACGTTGCTGCGCACCAGCTGCGTGGAGTATGTCAGTCTGGCGCTCGAGGAGAAGGAGCGTGGACCTATGGCTGGCGTTCCCAACGACCTGAACCGCAAGGCGTCTGCCCTGCTCGAGCGGTTCCGAAGCAAGGAGGCTCCCCATGGCTGAGGAAACCACCATCGTCACGGCGTTGCACACGCTGGCTCGCACCTACGGTGGCATCGCACGCAACCTCAACGAGGATCTGGTCATGGACTGGCACCGGATCCTGCGAGACATCCCGTGCGAAGCGGTGCTGGACGCCGTGGACATGTGGCTTGGCGAAGACCACAACCACACGCCCAGGCCAGGCAACATCCGGGCGCTCGCTCGCAAGGGCATGCCGTCGGGCACTGCCGGTCACCGCTTCGGCATGGCTGTCACAGCTCCTGACGGCTGTCCCGACTGCAAGTTCTCCGGTCGCCGCACCGTGGCCATCGTCCGGTACGAGCCGCTCGGTGCCGCACGTCGGGCGCAGCGTCGAGAGCTGCGCACCTTCGCCACGCACTGCTCTTGTGCCTTGGGCCAGCGGTACAGCCAGGTGATGGCGAGCTTCAGCGCATTGGTGCAGACGGCTGCGCGTCACCCCGACACCTGCTCCGACCACACCGGGCACCTCGTCGCTGTTGACCCCAGCGCGGCGTGGCTCAACGCCAACCAGCCTGAGCATCCGTTGCCACAGTTCCTGCAGGCCAAGCAGGGGAACAGTACGCGCCAGGTTTCGGCGCTGCCGCCGCTCAAGGCGCTTGTCGCTGCCGCTCAGGCCACCGACCCCCAGGCTCACCTGCGCGTCGACCGCTACGAAGAGAGGAGGGACTTGGAGTGACTCCGCTTGAAATCATTGGAGCCCTTGCTGATGACGGCGAAGAGATCCTGCTGGCAGATGGGTTTGAGGACGCGCTACTGGGCGTGACTCAGACCTTTGAGCGCGGAGGCTACCGGTACCGTGCGGTCTACTCGGTGCGTGGATGCGTCGAGGTCTTGATGCGCCAAGGCAGCACCTATGAGCAAGCGGTCGATTACCTCGACTTCAACACCCTCGGCGCGTATTGCGGGGAGGGCACACCCTCGTTCCTCCTTGATCAGGAGCAAGAGTGAGTCGTTCTCCCTCCATGCACATTCGCCTGCCTGAGCGCTTGTGGCTTCGCGTCCGGTTGCACATGGAGCAGACAGGCATGAGCAAACAGGAGGCCGTGAGGGCGCTCCTGAAGCTCGGCCTGGAACACTACGAGGCTACTTCGGCCCGCAGCTGATCGTGGGTCCGACGCGCAGCTCGAGCTGCGCCATGTCGTGTTGCTTCGCGTACTCGTTCCAGCGCATGACCCAGCGGCACACCTGCGCCCAGGACTCTCGCTGTCCCTTCGGCGTCGTGTAGTGGGACAGCGCATCGCACTTCACGATGGCGGCGATAGCGCGCACCCCGTGGGGCTGGTCGGCTCGGACCAGTTCGGACTTGGCGGCGAGGTAGAAAACTCGAGCGGCTTGGCGGGCGGGGGTGGTCATGTTCACAGTCCTTGTTCGTTCGCTTGGTCGACAAGTTCGCGGAGGGCCGCTTGGTATAGGCGAATGTTTTCCTCCAAGTCGTTGGTCCAGTCCACGTGCATATCGCCGTGCAACGGAATTTCGCCGTCGGCATACACGCAATAGGGAAGGCAGCCGCCTTCCCATCCTGGCGTCGCGTAAAGCTCGCGGTCGCCATTTACGCGAACGAACAGCGTTCTCATCCAGTTGTCCATCGAGGCGATGTTCCGCGAGGCGATGGCCTCGATCAAGTCGTCGAAGTTGGTCATCGGTCGACCGGCACCGCGCCGTGTCCCTTGCAGAAGCGGCAGTAGTAATGCTCGGTGGCGCCCTCGCCCGTGCCGTTGCACATGCCGCACGTCTCCTCCGCCGGGCCGTGGTGTCCGACCGGCTCCTCGAGCGACTTGGCGACACAGCTAGGGCTGTCGTTGAGCGACAAGCCAGACAGGCCCAGGTGGCTAAGGGCTCCCTGAATGCCAGCCAGAGCACACTCCAGGTTGTGGCGGCTGAAACTGCTCTGCGTCCCGCTGTCGATCAGCCGGGCCGCAGCCTCGGACAGTGCGCGCGCGGCGTCGAGTTTGTTGATGTCGTGCATGGTGTGGATGGTCATGGTTGTTTCCGTTGGGGTCAGGAGTTGATGGCGCGGAACTTGATCCACGCCGGGGTGGTTTTGTTAGGCCGCATGGCGCGGCTGTAGGGGGAGTTGGTCCTCTTGAAGACCACGCCCTCCCAGCCCTGTGCCTCGACGTCGCCCCACGTCACACCGTGCGGGCACACCTCGACCAGGTCCGGGTCCATCGGCGCGACCAGTTCAGACAGCAAGGACCAGCGCTCAAGCAGGGAGCCGGGGCCGGGCACGTCGAAGGCTACGAAGCGTGCACGCCGTCGGAACGTGCCCACCTCGGTGAGGTACTCGCCGTCCAGCATGACGCCCGGCGCGTGCTGCTGAAGCTCCTCGAGCACAGGCGCGCACAGGTCCAGCAGGTTGCCCCGCCGGGACCACAGGCGCGAGCCATCCCAGAGCGCGCGCTGTCCGTCGAGCTTCGCTTGGCAGACCCACTGCGGGTCAGCCTCCAGCGAACGGTAGAAGCTACTGAGGGGACGCCCGCCGGGGATCGGCTTGACCAGGTGGAAGGGCAGCGACATCACGACGCCGGGAGCCGGGCCAGCGGGCCACGGTACAGGACGAGCTTGGGCTCTGCGTCGGTCCAGACGCGCGGGCCGTGCGTGTTGCCTGCTGGACGTCGCGCGCTTCGGCCCGTCGTCCAGCCCAGGGAGCGGTAGCCGCTGCGCCGGAAGCATGCGCCCAGCGCGCCCCCGTGGTGCGTGCGTCCACCTTCGGTGGCGTTGCCAACCATCGTTTCCCAATGCACGGGAGCCCAGCCGTATCGGCCCTCCCAGTGCTGACCGGCGACCGGGTGCCAGGCTCGCAGGATGTTTCCGGCGCGGGTGGTGTGGCCTTCAAAGCGAGCGATGAAGCACGACACGGTGCGTGGCAGCGGGCGCGCGTCTTCCAGGCCAAGCCGTCGCCGTGCGGCGAGCTTAAACGACGGCTCCCCCAGACCGATGACGCCGACCCGGCGTCCGTGTTCCGTCACGATCCAGGCTTGTTTCTTGCCGACGGGTGCGCCCCGGCTCCCGGTGTAGTGCGCGCGGATCATGGTCAGCACGTAGGGATCCCAGGTGCTGACCGGCTCAAACGCTAACGGCTTGGTGAACAGAGGCAGCATCAGGTGGGGAGACCGGCTTCATACTGCTCAAGTACGCGCAGCGCGGCCATTCGACGATCAAGATCGCTGCTCTCCAAGCCGTCCAGCACATGCGCCAACCACGACTCGTGATCGGTGCCCTTCAAGCCCTCCAGCATTCGCTTCGACCAGGGGTCCGCGTCGTTCACGCTTGTGGAGTCGAGCCGCTTGGGCTTGCTACCCTTGGCGATGGCCACCTCGGTGCGGAGGACACTGACCCGGTTAGTCAGCGTCTCGCACCGGGTCTTGAGAGCGGCGTTGTGCGCCTGCAGGCGTACGATCTCGAGGTACAGTTCCTTAATGGCGTCGATGGCGGCGATCTCCTTGATGGCGTCGAGCGTCTTGGAGTACTTGTCGTAGTTCATTGTTCGGTCCTTGGTGTTGGGTGTTGGGTGGTTGGGCTTGACGGACACACCGACGGAGCCGGGATGTCTGACAAGCCTCCCCAATTGGGGAGGGCTGGGCGTTAGGGCAGCAAGGCCAGGACGGTAGCCGCGACAAGCGCGGCGACCATGGCCAGGGAGAGGACGTCGGCGCGGCTCACTTGGCGCGCACGCTGGGACGGGTAGCGCAAGCCTGCGCGAACGTGAGAAGGTCGCGAGCGCGCTCAACCTCGCCGCTGCGGAACAGCGAAGCAGCCTCGGCGAAGGCGCCCTTGCGGGGCTTCACCTGCCGCTTGACATCGAGCAGGGCAGACAGCCGCTTGGCAGCCGCCTTGCCCGCTGCCGCTTCGATGTCTGCCAGGCTGACGCCCTTGCGGAGCTTCACCTCCTCGGTGCTGTCAACGTAGCGGTCCAGGGCATCGCCGAAGGCATCCGCCAGCAGGGGCAGGTTGGCCACGTCGAGCCCAGAGAAGCGCTCAGTGTAGATGACCTGAACCTTGCCGCCATCCGGCGTGTTGATCTTGATGTTGCTGGCGTCGCCAGCCTCGAGAGCGGCGGCGCGCATTCCTTCGGCGTGCGTCATGAGATCGGCTCGCGCAACCTCGAGCCGGGCACGCACGACGTCAAGCTCTGCGACTAGGTCGCGGTAGGTGGTCGCAGCATCGACCGCTTCGGTCGTGGTCGTGGTCGTGGTCGTGGTCGTGGTCTTGGCGGTCTTGAGAATGAGGGAGAGAGACATGATCG